GCCTGCCCCGTCTGGGCGGTCTGGCCTTTGACGCCACCGGCAACGGCGGTTACTTGGCCGAACAGGCCGCCCTGAGGTACGGCGCCGGGATCGTGGATCAGGTGCAGCTGAACCTGGCCTGGTACGCCCTATGGATGCCCAAGCTGAAAGGCGAGTTCGAAGCCTTCAACCTGGAAATTCCGCGCCACCAGACCACCCTGGACGACCTGCTGTCGATCAAGGTGGAGAAAGGCATCCCGGTAATCGACAAGGGCCGCCAGAAGGACCTGGAGTCTCAGAACAGCAAGGCCAAGCGCCACGGCGATAGCGCCGTTTCCCTAGTCATGGCGGTGCGGGCCAGCTTCATGGAAGGTGGCTCCATCGAGTTCACCGCCTTGCCGCGCCACAGCCGCGGCTACGACAACACCCACAACGACGACCTCGACATCGAGCTGCCGGAGCCCTCCGCATGGTGACCACTTCCCGCATCCTCGGCCCGGACGGACAACCGATCCAACTGGCCGAGATCCGCGAGCCGCAAACCGCCCACATCACCGGCCTGCACCATGAGGTGGCCGGCCATCCATCCCGTGGTCTGACCCCATCCAAGCTGGCTCAGCTGCTCGATGCGGCCGAACAGGGCGACATCATCGGCCAGTACGAGCTGTTCGAGGACATGGAGGAAAAGGATGGCCACATCATGGCCGAGATGGGCAAGCGCCGGAACGCGGTGAAGCAGCTGGACTGGGACATCGTGCCGCCGGACAACGCCACCGCGAAGGAGAAGGAAGCCGCCGCAGCACTGTTCAGCATCCTGCAGGGCCTGGACGACTTCGAAGAGGTGGTCTTCGACACCACTGATGCGATCGGTAAGGGCTTCGTTTGCCAGGAGTTCGACGGCTGGCATCGTTTGGACGGAAACTGGCTGCCCAAGGCGATCACGCACCGCCCGCAGTCCTGGTTCCAATTGCCACGAGGCAACCGTCAGGAAATCCGCCTGCGTGGTGCGGCCGACGGCACGCCGCTGCAGCCGTTCGGCTGGATCACTCACATCCACAAGGCAAAGAGTGGGTACCTGGAGCGCGCCGCGCTATTCCGTGTCCTGGTCTGGCCGTACCTGTTCAAGAACTACAGCGTCGGTGACCTGGCCGAATTCCTGGAGATCTACGGCATCCCCATGCGCGTGGGCAAATACCCGTCCGGAGCCACCGAGAAGGAAAAGCTCACCCTGCTGCGCGCCCTGGCCGCCCTGGGGCACAACGCCGCTGGCATCATCCCGATCGGCATGGAGCTGGAGTTCCTCAACGCCGCCCAAGGCGATCCGGCGGCCTTCCAGCTGATGATCGACTGGTGTGAGAAGACCCAGAGCAAGGCCATCCTCGGCGGCACCCTGACCAGCCAGGCCGACGGTAAGACCAGCACCAACGCCCTGGGCAACGTCCACAACGAAGTGCGCAAGGACTTGCGTGATGGCGACGCCAAGCTGGTCGCCAAGACGCTCAGCCGAGACCTGGTCTATCCGATCGCCGTGTTGAACGGCCTGGCCGACAGTTGGACCCGCTGCCCGCGTCTGGTTTTCGACGTCCAGGAGGCCGAGGATCTCGGCGCATATGCCACGGCACTGCCGCCGCTGGTGAAGCTCGGCTTCCAGATCCCTCGTGCCTGGGCCCAACAGCGCTTGGCGATCCCCGAACCGGCCGAAGGCGAAGAAGTACTTGCAGTGGCCGCTGAGCCAAGGGTCCCGCAGGCACCGGTTCCTGCAGTTGAGCCCGGCAAGGCGGTGGCCACCGCCCAGACGAAGCCGCCGACCACAGCCGCCGAGCAGCTCGATGACACCCTGCAGCCGATCACCGGCCAGTGGATCGAGCGCATTCGCGCCCTGGTGCAGGAGGCCGAGAGCCTGGAGGAGATCCGCGACAAGCTGGCCGAGCTGCTGCCGGACATGAGCCTGGCGCAGTACGCCGAGGCAATGGCGCAGGCCTTGGCCGCCGCCGCTCTGCAGGGCCGCTACGAGATCCTGCAGGAGGCCGCTGGTGGCCGTTAACGCAACCTCACTGCAGTTTCGTGAGCAGAACGAGTTCTTCCGCCGCAAGCTCAACCTGCCCACCAACGGCTGGACCGACGTCTACACCCGCGAGCATGACTACGCCTTCACCGTCGCCGGCGCCAACCGCGACGACTTGGTGGCCGACTTCCGCCAGGCCGTGCAGCGGGCGATTGAGGACGGCACCACCCTGGAAGACTTCCGCAAGGACTTCGACCGCATCGTCGCCAGGCACGGCTGGAGCTATAACGGCGGGCGCAACTGGCGTTCGCGGGTGATCTACGAGACCAACCTGCGTAGCAGCTACATGGCGGGACGCTACGAGCAGCTCATGGCCGTCCGTGAGCAGCGGCCATATTGGCAGTACCTGCACAGCGATGCGGTGGAGCATCCCCGGCCGTTGCACGAGAGCTGGAACGGCCTGGTCCTGCACTGGAGCGATCCCTTCTGGCAGACGCACTTCCCCATCAACGCCTGGGGCTGCCAATGCAGCGTACGGGCGCTCAGTTACGACGACCTGGTGCGCATGGGCAAGAATGGGCCAGACCCGTCGCCCGTGATCAAGCTGGAGACCCGTACCATCGGCCAGCGCAGTCCGCAGGGCCCACGCACCGTCGAAGTACCTGAGGGCATCGACCCCGGCTTCGAGTACATCCCTGGCAAGTCCCGCCTGGAGGGCGCGGTACCGTTGCCCCGCGAGACCGAGGAGCTGATCCCGGCGCCGGCGCCCGGGTTGCCCAACCGCATCGCCACTGATCCTCTGCCTCCGCCTCGCGCCTTTCCGCCAGAGCGCGTCCTCCCGGTCGATCTGCCGGAAACCACCTACGTCCAGCAGTACCTGGCCGAGTTCGGGGCGACCCTGGACACGCCTGCAGTGGTGCGGGACGTGATCGGCGAACGGCTGGTGGTGGGGAAAGACCTGTTCCTGGAACGCAAGAGCGGCCAGCTGAAAGCCAACAAGCGTGGCCGGGGCAAGTGGCTCCTCATGCTGGCCGAGGCGCTGAAGCAGCCGGATGAGATCTGGGTGCGCTTGGAATGGCTGGGGGCGCTGAAGAAGGCAGTGGTACGTCGGCGGTACCTGGCGCGCTTCCAGGTGGAGGGAGAGACCAAGCCAGCCATGGCGGTGTTTGAGGTTGGGTCAGACGGCTGGCTTGGGGTGACGACTTTCCCGCCGGAGGATGGTGCATACGTTGACGGATTGCGTCAGGGCATCAGGCTGTATCAACGGGATCAGTCGCTGTAGTCATGGACCGAGTAAGCGTTGGCAGCAGCCTCGGCGCCTTTCTTGACCTCGATGCTGCAGTTGGTTTTCTGGAAGGCTTCGTAGAGCTTATAGGCGTATCGGCCCCTGTCTCCCCAGCCCATTTGAACGTCATACAGATGCGCGAAGGCGCTCCAGGGCATGATTTCTTTGCCCAACTCGCGGCTTCCGCAGATAGTTTCGATGCGATGTTGAGCGAGGTTCAGGATTTCAACCAGGGCATCAAATGGGATGTAGGTGATGTTGTCCAACTCGCTCTTCCAGTACTAATTCACCTCAGCGAACATTCTCGCAATATCCCGATTTCCATCTCTGAGTTCTTCAATTAGTTGCAGCGGCATGAACATGTCGTGTTCTCCCAATTGGTCAAAGAAAACCCCAGGCGCTGCCACACCAGGGGGACCGCGAGCGTAGGATTGGAGGCCCTGGCAGGGGCGGCTCGCTCGATCGGCTGAAGTCAGTATAGGAGCATCACATGGCAGGGGCCACACTGGAGTTCGACGCCGCCGGCGCGCTGGCGGTGATCAATGAAGCCGCGCTGGCCATGGGCAATCCGGGCCCAATGCTACGGGACATGGGCGAGTACCTGCTGATCGCCCATGACCGCCGTCTTGCCAGCCAGACCGCCCCGGATGGCACGCCCTGGAAGGCGCTGTCGCCCGCCTACCAGCGTCGCAAGAAGAAGAACCAGGACAAGATTCTGGTGCTTGATGGTTACCTGACGAACACGCTGCGCTACCAGGTTACCGACGACGAGCTGCTCTTCGGCACCAACCGCAAGTACGGTGCCATTCACCACTTCGGCGGGCAGATCGACGTCGCGGCACGCAGCCAGCAGGCGTACTTCAAGCAGGGCAAGGACGGCGAGGTGGGCAACCAGTTCGTCAGCAAGCGGCGGAGCAACTTCGCCCAGTGGATGACCATTGGCGCCCACAAGATCCACATCCCGGCCAGGCCGTACCTCGGCACCAGCGAAGAGGACAACTTCGCCCTGGTGAACATTGCCATGAAATACCTGATGCCGGGCGTTTGGGGCGGGTAGCAAAAACAGCCGTTTTGGGGCCTTTGCGGGGGTTACCCGCACCGCATGCCTGTCCCAGCCGGTAAAAAACGCGCTGCCGGCCTCTTTCGGCGTTTATAAACACACCTGCCACGCCTGCGGCTGAACCTCTGGCCTGAATTCCTGGCAGAAGCTCCTCGAAGTACCCGCCCGCATATTTTTGCCGCGTCAAAATTACAGGCGTCTCTCTGCCGGTCACTCTGGCCGCATGAACAGACAACGCCTTTCCTCCTCCATCGCACTCGCCGCCTGCAGCTTCACGCTGGGGGCGCCTGATGCCGACAACACCATCTGGCTGCAGGTTACCCCTGCGGGCCATTTCAAACCGTCCGACGGCCGCGAGGTAAAGGTGCCGTCCTGGTACATCGATGCCGCCGTCGCCAGTGGGGTTATTCAGCGCTTCAACGCTTCGGCGAAGAAACGGGTGGTCGATTACGAGCACCAGACCTTGCACAAGGAAGAGAACGGCCAGCCCGCTCCAGCGGCCGGATGGTTCGAGGAACTCCAGTGGCGCGAAGGCGAAGGTCTGTTCGCCCGGACCAAGCTCACCGCCCGCGCAGCTGCTCACATCGCCGCCGGCGAGTACCTCTATTTCTCTCCCGTCTTTCTCTATCACCCCACGACCGGCCATGTGCTGGACGTGCAGATGGGCGCGCTCACCAACAACCCGGCCATCGACGGCATGGAGGCGCTTAGTCTCCGTGCAGCCGCCACGTTCGGGTTCTCTCTCGAAACCCCAGAGGAAACACTCGTGAACCCACTGCTGCTGGCGGTACTTGCCGCACTCGGCCTGGCCGAGACCACCACCGAAGAGCAGGCGATCGCCGCGCTCTCCGCCCACACCACCGATCTGCGCAAGCTGCTCGGCCTGGAGGAGTCTGCCGATGGCAAGGCTGTCCTGGCGGCTTGCACCGGCCTCAAGGCCAAGGCCGCCACCCCGGCCAACCCCGATCCCGCCAAGTTCGTCCCCGTCGAGACCGTCCAACAGATGCAGGGCGAACTCGCGGCACTGTCCGCTCGTATCGGTGAGCGCGACCAGAAAGACCTGGATGGCGAGATCAATTCGGCGCTGGCTGATGGCCGCCTACACAAGACCATGGAGCCGTGGGCCCGTGATCTCGGAAAGTCCAACCGCGCGGCGTTGACCGCCTACCTGGAAAAGGTGCCGAAGATCCCGGCACTGGGTGGCAGCCAGACCCATGGCGAGCCGCCGGTGACCGACGAGAAGACTGGCCTCACTCAGGAGGAGCTGGCTGTTTGCTCCGCCATGGGTCTGACCGCCGAACAGTTCAAGGCTGCGAAGGAGGCCTGATCCATGACCGCCCTGACCAAAGACCGCAATACCCATCGTCGCGACGGGGTCCAATTCAATGACCCCGTGGCGGCCAACGTGAAG